CTGCAAGACTTGCTGCGGAAAAAGGAAGCTTCTCATTGTACCGCAAAGATGCCTACCTCTCCGGGGAGTTCATCCAAACACTGCCAGAGTATGTTAGAGATCTCATCTCCGAGCATGGGATCAGGAACTCACATCTTCTGTCTATCGCACCTACAGGCACGATCAGTTACAGCGCTGATAATGTTAGCTCAGGAATTGAACCAGTCTTTGCCCATGAGGTCGAACGAACGGTTATCGACGCTTCAGGTTCAAAGCAGGTCATTCTTCGAGATTATGGCACAGAGTATCTGGGAATACGTGGCAAAACAACCGAAGAATGCACAGTGGAAGATCATCTCAATGTTCTTGTCACAGCTTCTCGATACGTTGACTCCGCTGTCAGTAAAACATGCAATGTGCCAAAAGACATCGGGTGGGAGAGCTTCAAAGACCTCTACCTCCGGGCGTGGCAGAACGGCTGTAAAGGCGTTACCACCTACCGCAAGGGCGGTAAGCGGGAAGGGATACTTAAAGAGATCAAAGAGCAAGACGATGACGCAGCGCAAGAGCAGCCGTTAGTTCATGAAGCTTGCACCTTCGATCCTCTAACTGGTAGGAAGAATTGTGAGTAGCTGCAACCACTGTAACGGAATAGGTAAGGTGAGGATAGTCTATGACAATCCTTATGTACCAGATCAAGTAAACTATCGTGTCGAAGCTTGTCAGCATTGTGAAGGAAAAGGATCTACAATGGGCAAAAGTGTATTCGACCAGAAGTGGCACAGAGGTACTTTGTTTGGAGCTAGACAGCAAGTCATCCAGCTCGAAAGTGAGTTCCTTGTCGATCATGGTTGGAGAGCTGGAACTATAGCTAATCTCGGGCTGTCCGCTGGCATCGTGACCTGGTACAAAACCATCAACGGCGTCCAGTGTATGTGTGATAAAGATACAGCTTTGGAGATTGCACATGCTGAGCTGTTCGACAAGGGGCCAAGTGCCCCGGCACCCACTTATGCCCCTATGGAGCCAGCTACCAACAATGCAACGGAACCAGCGAAAGCGCAAAGTGAGCAGGTGGTGGAGGTGCCAGTCGCTAGCGGTCCAGGGGGGCGATATGCCTAAAAGTGAACTACAAGAGCTTGCGGTCGAACTTCTAGCCGAGACCGAGAAAGCATACCGCCTATCCGACGGAACCAAAATTGATTGGTTTCCGAAAAGCCAGTGCGAGCTGGAGCAGAACTCCGATCGTACTTATACCTTAACATGCCCTGAGTGGCTTCTCAAGGATAAGGGCTGGATCTAAATGAAGGACGATGAACATGGCAAAGGGCCAGAAACCCAAGCAGCCACCGAAACCGCCGAAGGGCGGTTTCCCGCCGAAAGGCGGGACCAAGATGCCGTATCCCCCGAAGTAACCGGGAAGATATGCAAAAAATGCGGGCGGTGGAGACCTCTCCACCGCTTCCGCAAAGCCATAAACAAAGCCAACACAAAAAAGACCTACTATTATAACGTGTGCAAATATTGCGAAGCTGAGTATTCCCGCGAGTGGTGGGATACCAACATGCGCCGTTATCGCATTGTATGCCCTTGCTGTAACTCAACTACAAGAAAGCGAGATAAGCTCAATGTCCTTCCGGATGCCGCCGATCCGAAAACTGATCTTGCCCGATCCTGGGCACTTAATTATAGACGTAGACCTATCTGGCGCAGACGCCCAGGTGGTCGCGTGGGAAGCTGGCGACGAAGATCTTAAAACGGCTTTCAAAGCTGGGGTTAAGATCCACAAGAAGAACTTTGAGGACTTCTGGCAGAAGCCCTTTAAAGAAGAATATAAATACCAGATCCAACCAGGGCATATCTACTCGCCCTATGATGAAATGAAGAGAGCTGTTCATGCCACAAACTACGTCGCCTATCCCCGCACTGTCGCAGTCACCTTACAGTGGAAGATTGTTGAAGCTGAAAATTTTCAGCGAAGATGGTTCCAACTTCATCCTGGAATTTTACAATGGCATAGACGTGTCGAGAAGGACCTTCAGCTTACAAGAACTATCTCAAATCGGTTCGGCTATCGACGTGTCTATTTTGAACGCCCAGCGGAAGTGCTCAGCGAAGCTGTTGCCTGGGGTCCCCAAAGTACAGTCGGACTCGTTACAGCCAAAGCCGGGGTCAATCTCCACAAAAACGTCCCCTGGCTCCAAGTCTTAATGCAGGTCCACGACTCTCTCGTTTTCCAGATCCCTTATGCGCGCTACACCTCAACCTCAATGGAACTTGTCAAACGCCACATTCACCTACCCGTACCATACCCTGATCCTTTAACTATCCCTTGGGGCATTGCAGTTTCAGACAAATCTTGGGGCGACTGCAAAGGTGTGAAGTGGGAGGAGCTTAGCGAGCCGTGGCGAGAAACTACAAAAACTGGATAGAAGCATATGTCCAACATACAAGGTATAGCGAAAGTCCAGATAACTTTCACTTCTGGACAGGAGTTGCAACTGTTGCCGGGGCGCTCAGGCGTAGAGTATGGATTGACCAACGTATCTTTCAATGGACGCCAAATTTCTATATCATCTTGGTCGGACCTCCGGGAGTTGCTGCTAAGTCTACCAGTGTCCGACAAGGACTATCTATTCTTGAGAAAGTTCCTGGAATATACTTCGGACCTCAGTCTATGACTTGGCAAGCTCTTGCCACAGCTATGGAAAATGCAACTGAAAGTGTCGAGGTCGATGGCGAAGGTCATATACAGAGTTGCCTTACAATCAGCATCTCTGAACTTGGAACCTTCCTCCGAGCTGACGATGACGAACTACTCAGCACTCTCATTGCGATGTGGGATGGCCAAAAGGAAGCCTGGAGACGTAGTACAAAAACCCAAGGAGATACAGTTGTACAGAATCCTTGGATCAACCTTATTGGCTGCACCACCCCCGCGTGGATTAGGGCCAACATCCCTAACTCTATGGTCGGAGGAGGTCTTACCTCCCGCATCATCTTCGTCTACGGCGAGAAGAAACGCCAGTTCGTAGCTTACCCCGGACAGCAAGTTACAAGTTCTGACTATGCTGAAGAAGAAAGGCTTCTCGCAGAGGATCTTTGCGAGATAGCCCAACTCGCCGGCGAATACCAACTAGACGCATCTGCAATCGAGTGGGGATCTAAATGGTATGAACACCTCAACACACATCGACCAGAACATCTACAGAGTGAGCGCTTCGATGGCTATGTTGCAAGAAAGCAAACGCACCTACACAAGGTGGCTATTGTTTTTGCTGCTAGCCAACGTGACTCTCTCGTCGTTACTCGTGAAGATCTTATCCTTGCTGATAAGGTACTAAGAGTAACCGAAAACGATATGATTAAAGTCTTTCACTCGATCGGGGTTAGCCCTGGTGCAGCTATCTCGCAAGAGATCCTCACTCGTATCCGTAACGCAAAGAAGATCTCCTACTCTTTGCTGTGGCGGGAATGCTCAGCTACGATACCTTTGAAAGACTTCGTAGATGCGATTAAGGGCCTGCTAGAAGCCGGACAAATCCGGCTTCAGCAAGAAGCTAGCGGCAAACTTGTATACTACATAAACCCCGAGGTTACCGAACCCGCTTAGATTCCAAAAGACCTGGTACAAGCTGCTTCGTCTGTTGTTGCAGCATGTACTGGTTCTTTTGCAAAGGAAGGTCCATCTGGGTTTTCTCAATATTCTTCATCCGGGTTTTAATTCCAGACACAAACTTACTTGCGATAATAGACTGGTCGGGGATGCCAGCTGCCTTTACATCCGCGTTGTATTGTCGTATTCCAGCTACAACTGCATTAGCTGCTTGCGTATCCTTAAGCCTCAAAGCCCTAGTAAGATCTGCTGCAAGCTCTAGCTTCTTCGCAGCATAGAACTGTTTAGTATTGTTTTCGATCTCATAAGCCTCATAGCTTTCATTAGCCACCCTCGGTCGCATCCCAAGAGCTTGCGCGATAATCGTAGACCTATCTGCGGGATCGCTCCAATCTAGCTTCTGCGTGACCGCCCCGTTAGGTGCAGTCAAACCTCCCGCTTGCGCAGTCCTATATGCATCTACCATAGCTCTCAAGCTTCGCGGTAAGACCTTCTGCCATTGAGCTTGATCTCCGCTATACGGCGCACTAGCCATATATTGCATCCAAGGGAAGAACACCCCGAGACCTGGACCTGCTACGTCTTGCAACACCTTTGTAGCCGTATTCTTATATGCATCTGGATCAGCTCCTGCATTAGCCAACCCGTTCATCATATCGGCGAAGCCAGGTATAATATTTCCCATACTACCATTTGCGCTTACATCGAACTGCGGCCAGCCCATGTGTTCGCCCAGCAACGACAAGCCGAAACCGTAACGGCTAATACCATGCAAGAACAAATCCGGACCTGTCTTGTCAAAAATCGTACCTTCAGTATGATCTCGGACGAATTGCCGTGCAGCCTTTTTAAGATTGAAATCCTTTCCAAAAACCTTAACTGCCATATAGTGAACTAAGGCATCTAGATCGTCCGCCCCCGGCAGTCCCATCGCGCCATAGAGAGCGCCCATGATAAGCAGCTGTTTGAAGCGTCCTGGATTATTAGCTAAGGCAAACATCATCTGTTGCGTATACATAAAGTATATACGTGTAGCTTGCGCCACAGGACCCCTCAACCACTTAGGTCTATCCCAAGACTGATATACGAACTGCGTTCGGTCGACGGCTTCTCGAGCTACGAGAAACGCACTGGCTTGCTCCGCCGTCATCCCCGTCCGGCCCATTACGTCAGCCCAGTCACGATGCTTAGCTGTCGTAAGATCTATCACATGTCTGTGGTTGGGGTTTTGCAAAGCTAGCTTATACGCCGTTTCGAAAAGCCACTCACGGTTAAATCTTTCCGTCTGCCCGAACATCCAGGCACCCCAGTAGCTTACGTTACGCAGAGCCTCCTGTGCTCTAGCCCCCAAATACGTTTGATCTATCCTCGAGCTTTCCGCAAACGTACCTAGCTCCGCCGCCTGCCCAATATCAATCCGCCCCTGGCGGACCATCTCCTCATGAGCTGCTTGCAATCCCGGCACACTCTGCAGGTGTTGCATACTTCTCGTGAACAAAGTTCGTGCGCCGGCTCGAGCTACATTATGCCCCAGCTCCAGCACCGTCCTTTCGCCAAAAAGGTTCGAAAGATACGGATAGCTCACAACCGGAACCTGCGTGAGGTTCATCAAAGCTGAGACCGGAGAAAACCCAAGCTGATAGAGGAAGGTCAGAGCCTTAAGCTTAACCCAATCCTTCCCTGCCGTATCCATATCCCTAGCATGTGTACGTAGGGTGTCTGCAATGACAGCCCGGCTCGTACCATCAGCTGCTCTAGCAACCGATTGATCCAGATCTCGAAGTGTATCTCTAATCTGGTCATGAAACTCAATCCTCGAAAGATACGACGCGCCAGACCTAAAATAATGTGCATATGCACGAATGCCGTCCAAGCTATAGCCCGGCGTACCCTGACGTTCCAACCACCTCTTTCTAAAGCTGTTCTCTGGAGCCATAAGTTGCGAGAACCTATCCAGCCAGTCGCTTTGCTGCGGCGAGATACCTGGAAGCTGTGCCTTGATCCTCTCAAGCATCGGCCCCGGAAGTCCCATGAAATCTAGAACACTTTCAGGCACTTCTGCAATCTGCACATCATGCAGGGGATTTTGCTGCGCATAACGTACAGCCGCTGCATCTCTTTCCGCCAAAGTCGGATGGAGGCTGAAATGCAACACCCTGCGGTTGTTAGGATCTCTCGCAGTCACGCTATATTTCCCAAATCTAACCATTGGAAAATACGGACGCGAACGTAATCTGTTCATATCGGCCGCAAGCCGAGCCAGCTCAGTATTCATCTGAACCGGGTTGGTCGCAAACCTACGCTGAATCTGGTCAGAGAAAACTCTCTGCATATCATTCAAAAACGCGCTAAAGTCATTCATGACCCTAGCATATTGCTGCAATCCCTCACGAGAGATCTGATGTTGTCTAGCATAAGCTGCGATCTCAGCCTGCGAAGGATTACGCAAGACACGGTTTTGGACTTCAGCCGGAGTACGATACCGCATCTCCGTTGCCCAGAACATCATATCGCTCACGCGATCTGCCTGGTCTCTCGGCAGACTATCCCAACTATGCGCGGTCTCACCCGCCCGGCTGATCCACTGCATCCGGCGCTGGTTCTGCTGATCTCGCCAAGAAACATAATCCCTCAACTGAGGTATGTGTGGGTTGAGCCAAGCAAGCTGTCTAATCATCAAGCCCTTCTTACCTAAGGCTATTTGACGATTACCCCACAGCTGTATAGTATACGTTCTATCCTGCTCGGTCCCTCGTGTTGTCCCACGGATGTGTCTACGAACCTCAGGGTTCCTATCCCCATAACGTCTAAACACCCCACGGATACTAAGCATCTCAGGTTGCGGAACATAGCCATCTATTTGCTCATGTTCCTGCTCCTGCTGGCGTTTTAGAAACACATATGGATCTTCGATGTTTCCGCCCAGCTCGTCTCCAGTAACCCTATAGCTAAGCTCGCTATTCCTTCTCGCAGCGTCTTTCTGCCATTCATTCATCTGCACACTTCGCCGCACCCACTGCTCGCCAAGCGCCGGGTCGTCTTTAGCCATCTCAGGTATTTGCTTAGCCAACCCTTCCATATAGGCTATGCGTTCTTTAAGATGCTTACCCCACCACTCACGGTTAACATCTTCTACTGTGGGTAGCTTGCGCAGTCTTGCTTTAAGTCCCTCAATATCTTCCCAGATATGTTTCGGACTTAACCATACCCCGCCTTCTGCATCCTTTACATAGAACTTAACCCTCTCAGGTGCTCTGCGATTAAGGAAGTTATAACCCTGCTGCGTTAGTACCTGTGCAGTTTTAAATGGCTCACCTCGTTCGCGCTCGGCATAGCGTAGGATAGCTTCACCAAGACCCTTCCCCTTAGCACCCTTAGCGCTAAGCATCTGGATCTCGCCCTTACTATCTACTTCGAGATACCCTACATTAGCTTTCGTCTCTGCATCGTAAAGGTTCCAGGTAGTATTACCAGCCTCATCCTTCGTCGTAGTAACAAAGGTTTTATAGCCAGTATTTGTTTCTAGCTGCCGTAAGCCCTCAACATTCACGATCTTTTCCGGAGGAATAACCTGCGCTTCAGCCGTCCTCCGCCTCTGGTTAATCTTATTAACCCTGTCGGTGATCTCACCTCTATAGAACTCATGCAAGACGTCCTCAGCCCGGACGAAGCCCCGGCCACGAAGCATATTACCTATCCGCTCGAAGAACGCACTGATGCGGTCGAGGATACTATCTGCGACATCCCCGTGCCTGAACCCGTCATGGTTGGAATCTACTAGAGCAGCTACGTGCTCATTATCTATATACCTTTCAACCATAGCAGACTTATCTGCTTCCGACATATCCGGAAACATCTCAGCAATCCGCTGACCTAGATAGTCCCTATACGTCCTCTCTGTACTTTCGTTAAGCACGCCAGCTTTCTTAGCTGTCTCAACCAACATCTGGCGTGTCTTAGGCGCAATGAAATCTTCTACTGCATGCCAAGCTTCATGTACGACAACCTGATTAACTAAATCAAGTCTATCCCGCGTGTTATCCACCCAGGCGAGAGCACCCAGCATAAGCTTTATAGTCTTAGTATTCTTATCCGCAAGACCAAAGTTCAGCCCGGAAGAAGTAACCTCTTCATCTGTCGGAGAGGTCTTATCACCTTCAAGCTGCCAGCCTTCAGGAATAAGCTGCTTGAGCTCCGCCACCGCAGCCTGGACTTCTTGTATCACGCTATCTAAAGCGCCAGATTTCGGCGGACTCAAAGCCACCCTATCGCTCGCGCGCATAAACTGTATCGGGCTTTGTCCTAGACGAGCAGCTTGCTCTACATAATCCATCCAGGAGTTAAACTCCCAAGCCGGCTGGAACATCTGCTCTCTAGCTTGCTTACCCCACTTAGCATCAAGCATATCGTAAGCAAGTTTAAGATCCGAAGCACCCTTCTTAAAGAACCTATCCGTATTGTCTAAAACCCTCTGACTCTGATTAGCCCAACGGCGGAACTGCTCAGCCAGATATTCGACAAACGTCAAATAATACATATGGTTCTGATGGCCGGGATTGCCAAGCAGAGACAAGCTCGAAGCATGTCCTTCCTTCGTCAGATTCCAGGCAAGCCGGGCTCTTTGATAGCCTTGCATAACTTGCGCTTTCATTTCCGCCGGCGTTCTATCCCAGGCGCGGAAAGTAATGATATGACCTATCTCGTGGTATACGATCTGCTGAAGCATATGCTCCATCGTACCGGTCAGAGGACCTCCCGGAATTTGCATCGTGTCGAAATCTACTGGTATATGTACAGATGCTTCCGTGATATCTGCATATGGACCCGGAGGTTTCCCCGACCTATAAGCCTGCAGATCTACTACAAAAATAGGTCTATTCTTAGCTCCAATAGCTTTAAATATATCATCTATAACAGGCTGAATATCTCTAAGAACCTCTGCTATTCTTTGAGCTTTTGCAATCCTTTCCGGAATAGCTCCGCTGATGCTTTCATGGCCTACGATATGCACTCCGACCTGTGGATCTTTTTCCGCAAACTGACCTGCGTTTAGCCGCTGCTGGCTAAACGGCATAGGTTGATATGCTGGAATAATATCGCTAGATTTAATCCCTTTAACCGGAACTAAAACTCTATCCACTTTCGGATTTGCTGGAGCTGAAATACCTTCCTTATGTAGCTTTAAAAGCTCTTTAAAATTCCCTGAAGCAGCTGCATCTCCCCAACGCTTTACCTGCTCAGGCGTACCTTTAAGCCCATAAATCCTTTGCGGATCTCCAGAGATAAAATCCTTCATATCTGTCGTTGTGCCATCAAGCGTTCCCCAATCTGAGAACTCTTGAATAGCATCGTGCATATCAGGAGTTTTAAATACTGGTGTACCGTCTCGGCTAAAAACCAGAATATGATCCATCCGCTGAGACTTCGGAAGTGAACTAATCCTCTCACCGGTGAATCCACCAGTATAGGTAAAGCTCTTCCCTGGATTCGGGACTACCCGCAAACCGTAGTTATCTACTAACTCATGATACATCCCCATCTTCCGTGAAGGGTCAGGCTCCATGAGCATCTGAGCATACATCTCGGCTGTAGCCTGCCCGAGATTAACCCTTCTATCATTCGCCCGTGGCGGAAGGTCTTTCAACCCCGCGGTGATCTTACTTGGATCGAGCGACCCGAGATCAACCTTGTGAACCGTGGGAAATTCTTTCTGAGCCCCTTGGAGTGCGATTTGTTCTTCCAGATCGGTCGCGTTATGTAGAGTGTAATCTGACCCGTCTCCGAGCACGTATCGTGGAATATTCGTGTCGAGCTCATTCTGGCGTTTCGCCACATAGTATGGATCCTTTTCGATCTGTCCGCGAACTCTTGCTATCTGCTCCTCAATCGCAGGCGTAGCTTCAGCAACATCAAACCTAGCTGGAATGTCAGGAGGAGCCGTACGATCTTGAGTAGGACGATCGGGTCCCGATACCTGCATACGAAGATCACCCACAGCATTCGCACGGAGGTTATCCTTCTGCTGTAATACCGCATTATTATAAGCAGCTTCGTCTGGTGTAATCGGCGGCTGCTGGTCGTTCGGTTTGCTGATCTTACTCCCAGCACCCGGCTGATTATTCGCATTAAACTTCGTATTGCGGAGGCTAGCCTGAGCTTGGTCGAAGTTAGTTCCAGCATCTGTAGCTTGGGTAGCTAAGCTGCTGAGATCCTCAGGCAAACTAGCTAAAATACTTGGATCACCCATCTGTTGCGTAGGCGGTCCGGGAGGACGCATGGCAGGCTGTTCAGGAACATTCGTAGTTCCTGCACTTTGCCCATCTAAAGCCTCAAATCCCGGAGGCAAATCTGTAGGGTCAACTAACGGCGTCTGTGGCTCAGGGAAGAACTTACCTGTAGTGACCTTACTTAAAGCTGCATGTCCTGCAACTATCGGAATACCTGTAACTGCACCTTCACCTGCAGCTTGTAAGACATTATCGCTAACCGGCTTTCCGTCAAGAATATTCTGGGTAGCTTGCTGCCCGCCAGCTACTACCGGCTGCACACCAAAGGTCTGAAACAAGACATTCTTGATCGGACCTTTAAAGAACGGCACACCCGCGATCCACCCTGCAGCACTCCAAGCACCGGAGTTAGCTGTAGTCTTTAGTGCCCTCTCATACGCTCCATCTGGATCATTTGGTGTCTTTTGCAGCTCAGCCTGAAACGCCGGGCCGAGCGTCTCCATTGCAGCTTCGCCAGCACTTCCTAAAGCACCCGCAGCTATACCTAAAGCTGGACCGCCAAGCTCCGTACCAGCCGCACCTGCCAGCACCGCAGTTGTAACATTCGGAACGCTTTCGCCGACACGATAAGCTAGCTTATCTACCGTACCCATATCCGGCATTGTGCCGAACTCGAGCGGCTGAGCTGCCTCAATACTCGGATCAGGCGGAGCATCAATTCCACCTCCGGCAGTACTAGCTTGCCGTCTAAAAGCTTGCTTAACACCTTCAAAAGCAGAACCTAGAACGCCCTTATCTTCTAAAGGCTGAAACCCAGCAGGTACATCACTTGCTGTATTATCTCCACCCGTTACCGGCTCGAAACCAGCTGGCACATCTTGTGCTACTGGCTCGAAACCTGCCGGGAGTTGTTCATCCGCCATAAGGTTTTCCTGTCTTTACATCGTACCAGGTGCCGTTGCGTTTCTCGATGACTTGACCTGTTTTGGGGTCACGCGCACGTTGAACGGGACTTTGTATTTGGCTAGGCGTAGCGCCCGGCAAATTTCCATTGGTATTGACCCCGGCCGGAGGCACTCCCCCGCCAGTGCCAGCCAAATCTCCGGCATTTGGGTTCCCAGCAGACTGGCCACCAGCGCCGATTGATCGCGCCCCGGCAATCGCATTCTCAGCTGCTTGCCTCGCCTGCTCGATCACCTGATCTTCACTCAGCGTTCCATTAATATATGGAAGCGATTGTCGAAGGCTCGTAGCTGTAGCATTAAACGTCCGATTATACGCTGCGGTTTCCGCACCACTTTTCGGCTGCAATCTCATCCCGGCAGTTGTCAGACGGGTGTTAGCATAGATATTAGCTATGTCTTTTCTATTAGCTAATTCTTCACGCTTAAGCTGATCTTCCTCACCAAACCGTTGCTGTTGCCTAGCTATAGCATCGGATTGATCCGTATCTTTTTGGATATTCGTTCCGACGTTAGCTCCGCTCTCCACGCCAGCACCAATGCCTTGAGCGATCTGCTGAATAGGACTGCCCCAACCACCTGCCATGAGAGAGAGCCCGGTAGATAGAAGCGCAGCGCGAGTAGCAGGATTGGCCAGATACGCATCCCATTGATCTTTCGTAGATGCCGGCTGGCTATCGCTTGTAGAGTTCTGAGCCTGCGGGCTCAGCATAGCCCCGAGATCGAACATAGCTTACCTTCCTAAAAACGAGCCCAACGTACCTACAGGTCGAACAGGTGCAGTAGGTGTTCCACCTGGGTTCATTCCGCTTATAATCTGCTGGATCAAAGCATTTAATTGCGTTGAAGCGCCTGGAGCAGGATTAGTTTGATCTGGCGCTTTTTGCGCCCCAGCAACCCCGCCGCTCATAATAGGTGCAGGTACTTGTGGACCTTTAAATCCCTGCAATGCAGCCCAAGGGTTCATCGGGGAGTCTGCGTATGGACGGGTTGGAACCGCACCTGGAGCTGTAGCAGGTCCTACACCACCTGGGCTCATACCACTCGGGCCGAACGCTGACGGCGTGAGAAAGGCCCCTAACGGACTCTGGCTCGTATCAACCCCATTCACCATACTAGGTGCCGTTGGCGGTGTAATCCCGTTATTTGCAGCAACCTGTGAGATCAAGCCAGGATTATTAGCAGCCAACATTTGCAGCAACCCCATATCAAAAGGGTTGCCATTCCCAAACCCTGACATATCCATGCTCGGGGTGTTAAAATCAAATCCAGCCATTAGCCTGTCAAGCCTCCCAAAAGACCAAAGATACCACCTAAGCCACCACCTACAGTGGTTCCGACGCCCGGAATAATCGAGCCGATCGATGCGCCTGTAGCTGCACCGCCCAGTGCGCTAGTGAAAGGATTTGGCGAAGGCTGTGCACCTGTAGCAGTGCTAACCCCGCTAGAGCCGCCAGGCAAGCCGGACGACAAGCCGTAAAGTTGCTGAGCTTGCAAATATGGTAATTGCTGACGAAGCCAGTCTAACTGAGCTTGTAATGCCGCTTGGTTATTAGCATTGTTTACGTCTTGGTTGCTCTGAGCCTGAGCAAGCTCTCTCTGCTGTGCACCTATCCCGGCAGTTACCGTACCCGGCGCGAGCAAGCCCTGCATTACCTGCGGGTTAGCAGCTATTGCACCCTGAAGGGTTTGGAGCCCGTTTTGGTACGCACCCCCGTAGAGATTTGCAAGGGCGTTAGTAATGTCCTGGTTGGTATTCCCAACAGCTTGCCCTTGAGCAACACCAAATCTAGTGTTTCCCCCGCTATTGAATCCACCACTGATGACGGAACCGCTACGCAAAGCTGGTAGGATATTTTTCGTGAGATTATCCGTAGCCGCCTGGGTGATCGCATGACCTTGAGCCGCCAAGAATGGGTTGCTATCTGGAGATAACAACGCCGGGTTCATTAGGAAACTGTTAGTACTCGCGGCTTGATTAGCCAACGTAGTCATCCAACCGTTAGCGGCGTCAAGAGCCTGATTTTGCCCCTGAGTCTCTAAAGGATTGAAGCCCAAAACCGTCGGATCTGTAACATTGACCCCAGGTAAAGTTAGAGGGTTCTTTGCATAAGCTTGCGCATAGCTCAAGCCCTGATCCGCTAAAGCTTGCGCATCAGGTGTAAGCTCGGTCTTATTGACCTGCGTTACAGTCGCCGGACTCTTCGATCCCATAGCTAGTTACTCCACAAATTCTTGAGGTTCTTCCTCAGCATTGCAGTCGGGGTGGAGTACCCGTGGCGGCGGAGTATCCTATACCAAGCATGTGAGCCTTCAAAGAGCACACTATCAGCCCCGAGAAGAAGTGCCCACTGTTCAAGATTGCGAATTAAATGTAGATAGTTTTTAACCCTATCGCAGTAAACTCCCACAATCCACAAATTCGTTTCTTTCGGCGTCCGGGCGAACTGGACGAGCATAACACCTTCGATCGAGCTACCATTATGCCCAACCCAAAGATGCATATCGTGATTGGCATGGAGTTCGTTTATGAAGCTACTCTCATCCCACTTGTCCATAAAGCTCCCTCGGCGACCTCGAAGAAACTCCGAGATCGCCGGCCAGGCAAGCAGCATGTCAGCTCTACTTAAAGGGAAGAAAGTATGCTTACTGTCCGGCTGCGTAACACTGTGCGAGATAATCTGCTGAGACGACATTTTTACACCCCAGGTTTACCCAAGTCCGGTTGTTGCGCTGGTTTTGTAACACCGTCTGCCGGCTGTCCAGACTGCTGCTGTACTTCACTGGGCAAAACGACTGGCATACTGTTTGGATCAGCAACGATCGGCTTTGGGTCGTTGTCTCTATCGTATTCGTCCCGAACAGCCACCCCAGGCAAAGGAGACTTGCGATCGAGTTGAATCTGCTGGATAAGAACATTCGACTGCTCCAGGATTTCTTGTAGTTGCTGAGCTTTACCTTGCGAAATCAGCTCACTCTCTTTGATCTTTTGCATCACAAAGAGAGCAAGCTGGATCGCGGCCCAGATAACATTGAGCCAAAGAGACATATTTACTTCCCTGAACTAGTGTCCGGAGGAACCGTAATAGGAGCAGATGCGTGGGTATACCAGCTCCACCCTGCTGCGATCACAGCTAAGACACCACCGACGATAGATTCCATCCCTGTCGGGTTCGTGAAGCCTGCGCTCACAAGATACCCACCCAAGAACTTCAAGATCGTCCGCAGAAGCGAAAGAATCTGATCAGAATTCATAGCTACTTCTTCTCCCAGTTGTTAGGGTACTTCTTCGCAGACAACTGGATATGATCGTTGTCTTTAAAGCTCTTCCAGTCCCCGCCCCATTCGATAGGGATAGCAAGCTCTTTTGCGGCTTCCTTAAAACCACCTGCAATAAGGCGAAGCATCTTCATATCGAAACTTCCACCTACCCCGCAGTAGTCTACAGCTAGACCGTAAAGATGCCTGCTATTCATCGTCTGCGACTTACCTTGTTTAACATATATGCGTTGTTGTGCCAAGGACCTTCGGCCGCCAATGATGATGAAGTCCACAGGGGACTTTTGCAAGGCTAGATCACAGACCTTTCTAAGATCCGGATGTAAGCCTACCATATTCTTCAAGCTACGTTGAGACCAACGAAAAGGCATTTTGCACTCCTTTAAGGATTTCCGTTTATATAGCAACCAGCTAGACAGCTCTGGCCGGATGTTGCACCAAGAGTTATAGCTTCAGTTACAGCCGCATCATCGAATATTTTATACGATACTTTTATATCCTGTACAAATCCACCTCCTGCGCTTACTGAAGCATCTGCAGCCGGGGTAAAAGTAGAACTAATTCCTCCAAACTGCATAAATAAAGCAAAAGCTATTGAAGGCGGGGTTGATCCTGTAACTGATTGAGCTGGGGGCGTGCCACCAGAACCCAAATCTATTGAAGGATCCCCAGAACTACAGCTTGAAAATGTTCCTCCAACTACAGAGAATACAAGAACTAGAACAACCGAAACTGCCCCAGTGCCAGTACTTGCTGTGTAAGATCTTCCAGCATCTGAAGCACTTGCGTATTTATAAGTAAATATAGCTCCTGCAAATCCGCTAGCACTAAAGGTATCAGAAACAGCTGTAGAAAAATCTGCTAGCTTTTTAAGCGTAACAGAACCTGAAGCACTTACAGTATCCCATATAACTACAAGGTCTCCAGCACTGATCGAACTGGGCAGCGTTACGGTCGCTCCCGAGCCTGAGCCATTGACAAACGAAGCTGAAGTTTTGAACTTAAACTTCGGCCGGCCGCCAAAATATATACTTCTCTTACGAGCCGTCATGTTCGCTTAAACCAAATCGTTAGACGAAGCCGACTGCAGACACTATTAGATGAGATCGTTACCGTTACGCTATCTCCTACACTTACAACATTAGCACTTGAGTGGTTTTTAGTCTGGAGAGTAGTTGAAACAGAGTTCGCACCTCCACCGAGCGCAGTAGAACCAATTTTAACTGTAGCCACACAGCTACCACTCATACACTTACTATCAACCCGTGTGATAGTATATCCAAAAGGTGCACTTATCTCTAAAGGATAATCTTGATTAACTGCACTGTCGATTGCAAATTCTTCAGATTCTTGATCCGAAGAATAGAATCTACTATCTAAAAACCCGTTAGATACATTACCTGCGCTATTACCTGGAAGAGGAGCTCCGTTCGTATAAAGCATACTCCCAGACGTCACACTGTATTGCGCTCCTGTAGCTACTCCAACAAACGCATTGCTCGGCATATAGAGCAAGCCCTGTACAGAGGCATTTGCATAAGCTGCAAAAGCTGGAGTACCTGAAATAGTTATAGTATTACCCGAACACCAGAAACGTCCACCGATTTGAGTTAGGATATGCCCAGCAGCACCCCCAGAGATAGTATAGTTTCCATTCGCAAAAGCTACCCCACCGTTGCGACTATAGACCTGGTAGTTTGTAGCAGCTGCAAAATCTATCCCTGAAAAGAATACGAATCCCTGCTCAAGAGCTAAAAGTGAATGACCGGACGCCCCGGAACGGATTTGGAAGTTCTGTAAGTATACTAAAGCCTGATTCTGAACAACCACCCCGTTTGCCGTAGTAGATCCCACTACGACGTTCGTAGGTGTAGTTGCATTGCCTTTTAAAAATACACGTCCGGAACCTGTGAAAGGCTTGTTAAATGTAGGAGTCTCGTTATAGGTTCCATCTACTAGATTAATATAAGCATCAAAGCCATTAAGATCGACTTGATACAGCGTAGATATAGCCTTAGCTATCGTAGCAAAAGCAGTTGTCGGGCTCAGTCCATCATTAGCATTATCTCCGCTAGTGACGTCAACGTAGTAGTTTGTATTAGCCGTAAGAAGTGGTCGTCCGGAAAAGCTCTGAGCTATATTTCCTAAATAATTCCAAGCTGGCGTAACTGCCGGCGGAACCACATCCCAGCAATATACACCCCCGCCATTACCTGGATCCCAATGTGTTCCATCAGCTAAGACCATCATCCCGATAACCTTCTTCGAAGGCTCGGTTGAAAACTCTCTTAACTGAATACCGTCAGACTGTCCATTAACAGCCCGCATGATATGATCGAACTCGTCCTTGACCTTCAACAAGAAAGCATCTGGATCTTGCTTTGGATCAGGAAAGTTTGACGGGGTATAGTTAAAGGTCATAGCTGTGACAATACCGAGATGTTGAAATCTATGCCTTGGATCGTCCAGGGATCAGCTGAGGTACTTTCGATCCTATAAGCTAAAAGCTTCCCAACCACACACCAATCGAGATACTCATCCACTGCACAATTAAAGTCTTGCGGATTAGCCCAGGTAATAGGTCCGTCAATCACATCTTGAGAACCTACACGTACAGTTAAGATTGCTGTACCCGTAGCTTTAATCCACATACGGTTAATCTGCTTAACACTTTTCGTGCTAGCTTTCGGATTACCTTGTCGATCCTTGCCGTCGATAGCTAATCCTGTTCGTTCAATTGCAGCTGGAACATTATCATACAGCGCATCAATCTGGAAAGCTTTGCTAGCAGATCTATCTACCCCAATAACCACATTCCGGGTTTCTTGGTTCCAAGGGGAGCTATCGCTGTTCCAGTTCTCCGTATCATCTGACCAAGTTGTAGCGTCAACATCATAGCTATTGCCTGCATCAGCACTATTAAGATCAATATCCTTAAACGTACAAGTGTTGTTTTTATAATTCCAGATGAAAGCAATATCCGGGTAGGTATTACCCTTAGTAGGATAACAGAACCATACTTCTTTCTTAGCTGTATTTTCCACCGCAAACGAATTAGCAAAGTTTTGCGTATCAAGCTCAGAAAAAATCTTCTTCCTGACCTTGTCCTCCACGATACTCTGAGCTGTCTGCGTTCCAGTATGAATGATAATATCGTCAGAAGTTACAACGAATTGAGCCGTGCCTTTGTTGTAGTTCGTAGCGCAGCGAGAAGCAAGTATCCCGCTTTCGGTAAGCAGCAAGTTCGGTGAAAAGATTGCAGTACCGCCCACGTATTTCAGCACGTGCGTTGAACCTGAGGTATACACAACCACAGAGTTGCCTAGAAGTACGGCTTCTAAGATTTCTCCGCCCTTAGCGTCAGTTAGCTGCGCCCGTCCTGCATCAACTGTCGGATCATTATAATCCCAACTCGCCGGGATTGTCCCAGGGTCGGCAAAGCTTGACCATTGAATTGTTTTTTGTAAGCCAGCACTTCCATCGATAAGATTGAAAGCTATAAGATACGGTCCTGCTGCACGTATAATCTTCGCCCGCAATCCGCTGGGCCAGCCATCAAGATCAGCTAGTTTGCTCGCCGTGCTCAAGCCAGTCCAATATTGTGGAGCATCAGCTTGGTTGTTCAAAACTGGCACATTACCTAGAAGCGTACCTTGCCAGTTTCGACCTAGCCCTGCACCGACAGTATAATTACCTGCAGTACGCGTAATATCCGTAGATGTAGTTCCATCGTAAGCATAGACTTTAGTCAAGCTAGCATAAAGCCAGAAGTTCGCACTAGGTGCAGGTACGTTGAATATGAACTCTGGCACAGCTGAAAGCGTACCAAAGACCTGTCCTAGATCCTGCCCACGGCTAACCCCGTCAGTGTTAAATCTGACATTGTTAGAGTTACTAAAAGCCTCCGGCGGGAGCAAATGCGGTTTAAGATCCGCAATCATTCCCAACGCACCCAGATTGTACAGCTCTAACGGATCTGGATCTACTAAGGGTTTCTTTGCCATTAGACTGCCACGAAGGTGTTTACAATAAATGCAGGAGGTAGGATAGAAACAGCTGTCTGTGTTACTCCGCCGTTTAAGGCGACATTACCTGAGCAACTACCACTGACACTATGCGTATGGGCTCCATCAGTAGAGGTTGGTTGAGAAGCCGGCCCTCTCGAGCCTGAGTCGCCAGAAGAAGTATAGAAGTTACCTCCAATACCTGCAGATTCAGATCCTGTTTTAGAATCATCTGATGTAAGTGTATGACTATGTGCGCCGGCACTAGCTGCAGTACCTGAAATAGTACCTGAAAAGCTTTGACTTACATTTGGCAGATTAGCCTGCGTAAGCACCACACTCTGTGAACCACCGGAGGTACCTAGAGTGCTGCCGTCGATACTTACAGCTGTAGTAATCCTTCCGGCCGCAGAGCCGCCCATATTATCTTTGCCGAACCTAGCTCGCCCGCGAAGATCGGGAAGGGTAAGCTTTTTATGAGCTGCAAAATCCGCCGCCGCACTTGTACCTCGACCTGAAGATACCGGACATACTGCGTTTCCAAAGCCGTTCCAGAGAACCTGAAACAAAGTAAGATATTGCGGACCTGTATTCGTAGCTCCGGAAGATCCATCACCTATGGTGGAGGTACCGTCACAGAGAAGATAGCCCGGAATGCTTGTCGCAGCACTGTCTAGAAAGCTCCCACTCGGGGTCGCCTGGGTGACGTAGGCGAGCCAAGCAGAAAGGCTTGTAGAATACTCCAAAATTGCGGTATGAAAGCCCTTAATCAACGAGATTGAACTAACCCCGTTGATGGTCCGTCCATTTCCGGAGATAGTTACAGCATTTATACTAAAATCTGCTTTAACTACTTTAATATAAAACCCATCAAAAGGCTCATCGGATGGAAGATCTACCTGAACTGCGCCAGAACTACAATCTACCGGAAAGGTCTTACCTCCGTCGGTAGGTGTAGCTACAACTAGCGTCGAAGTTGAAGGATCAGCTACTGTAGGAATGTAAAAAGGTGCTGAAGAATTGGGAAAGCTGGCTTGAAGGACAGCTTTTATAAGCCTCAGATGATCGTCGCCCTGGTTTCTGGGATCAGCTGCACCCGGAGCAGAAGCATTAAGGCCTGAAACATACGTCGCGGCTTCTAAAGTCATGCCGGACCTCCTATTTGATAGGTGCGATTAGAGTGTTTATGGCTTTCGTTTTGACGATCCAGAACGAGTCTGGCTTCATTTTCGATCTGCATAAACCTATTAGCCGCTACAACGTCCCGATACGTAGATGCAAGGTTCTGCCCCGCCCAGCCAATAAGGCAGTTCGGAGCATAGGTGAGCCATTTGTTTGTAGCTGAACCTGAGAGTCCAGTAATGTCTACATCTTTCTTATAATATTTCATCCGAAGCAAACTCAAAGCATTCGGAAGTGGAAAGATATTAAAGTAAAGCCCGTCACTGCTATACGCCTGCGGAGTACCCGTACAGTTCGAGCCATAGAATTTCATAAGATAATCATAATCTTCCTTCTCAAGTTCGCTTTGCGGACTGCCGTCTTCTGCGTCGTAGAACAACGCACCATCTTCGTATTCTTCAATAAAGTCCGCAACTGGTAAGGGGACTCGACGCTCACCGATCTGGGTCCTAATCGTCGTATCTTCACTGAGTAAAAACCACGGATATTCAGGTCCACGCTCGTAATGGTTTTGAGCCATCTTAAGCATCGTCGGACCCTTCGTAACTAGGTCTGAACGGTTGCCCATGATGGATGAAAGCAAAAGCATAGCTTCATCTTTAGTCATAAAGATCCATCCTTAGTCCAGGTATTACCAATTGCATCTCCAGAAGTCCAGCTTCCATCTTCAGCGGGATCGTCTTGCCAAGAAGAGGCAACTGCAACTCCTGCGGTCCATGAAGCATTAGCTGGATCTCCTCCAGCCCACACATCACTACCCTGAGCCTCTCCACTCCAGGCAAGGGAAGATAAGATTTTAAAACTTACTTCCTGACCGAAAGATGTAAATTCTGCAGGTTCTACAAAGAGCGTATAGCGTTTAGCTATAAACACATCTTTCGCCGTAAATACAAACTGCCCAGTACCTAAAGGAAGTTTAAGTTCGTAAGTTACATCCTGAGCTGAAAAGGTAAAAGCACTAACTGAGATTGGGAAGGTTATATTTAAAGCTACAGGCTTTCCTGCTAGTGCGAAGTTTGCCTTAGCTATAAGGAAGTTTACCTCAGCCAGAACCTCGTGAGCAAGCAAGGTAAAACTTCCAGCTTGTGCAAAAAGAACTTGATGCAAAAATACATCTTTAGCCGTAAGACCTATAGTAGCGGGGAGGACCTTTACAGCTTTATGCTGGAATAAACCTGCTGCTTTTGCACTTAAAGCAAAGCTAGCTGTGTTAATAGCTAAGAACCTATTAACCAAAGCATCGCCGCGAGTAGGTAGGCCGATAGCTTGACCTATAAAAGCCCCAATCATGGGATTACTCTTCTACTACAGGAGGTATGATCCATTCGTAAGATGTGCCATTCCATCTCGCTCCAATCCAACCTCCATCAGGTCCAACAGCATGACCTTCTTCAGGTGTCCATTCAGACCCCTCATTCAAAAGGATGACGTTGGAGACATTGCCTGTAGCTATTTCTATAATTGTCTTACGCATAGTATTCCTCGATGATTACAATCCCGGGAGAGCCATTACCTCCAAGGAAAGGGCTTGCTGTATTTGTCGTAGCTGCACCACCACCACCAGCACCGAATCCACTTCCATCGATGCCTGTATTACCTACAGATGATCCGCTCGGTCGAACCCCGGCTCCACCTCCGCCAAACATACTCGACCCTCCCGCACCCGCGATCTGCCCGTTTGTATTCGCAAAAGCCATTCCGAATGAACCCGGAGCGCCAGCTGCATTGATAGAGCAACCAGATGCAGTTCCGCCATTTCCGCCTTGGTTCAGAGTAGATGTACCTTGTGCTGAAGATCGCCCGTTTCCGCCGTTACCACCAAGTGCGGCACCTAAGGCTCCGCCGTTTAGATTAGAAAATCCGCCAGTTCCGCCCGTACCGCCTACATTAGCTCCATCGCCTGCAGCCCCTCCAGCTCCAACTGTGACGTTTATAGACGAGATCGATCTGACGTCTAAATAAACTATACCTAGACCGCCGGCACCTCCACCACCTGCTCCGCAGAATTGAGCAGCAGCAAGCTGAATCCCTCCACCACCTCCGCCACCTCCGACAAGATAAGCTTTAATCCTCACACACCCTGCCGGCTTCGTCCATACGCCGGAAGATGTAAAGAACTGAACTGTTGGACCTGCTAGCCCACTTAACCCGCCCGGAAAAGGTAAGCCTGAGCAATTCGCAAGATTGCCGCTATTAGGCGTACCTAAAGCCGTACCACTTCCCAAAGCCTTATTAGTTAAAGTCTGCGGAGCATCTGTAGTTACAATCTTCGCAGCGGGAACAGCATTAGTAACATCTTTAGTGCCGGCAGAGAAATTAACAGCCGCACCACCATTCGAACTCTTTAAAGGCGTTCCGCGGACGAGGATGCCAGCTGAGCTGTAATAGCACGGCGCAATCTCCCATTCATCAGCACTTTGATGGCTGATGAACATAATTGGATTATTTGCACCTAGGTCGCTCGTACCAAATACAGTAGCTCCACGTCGCTTACCCGAAACGCCAGCGGTTGTAAGATTCCCCGTACCTGTACTAGTCGTGACCTCATAGATGAGGTCATCTAAAGCTGAAGCCATCTTTAGCCCTCAACAACTCGAGGTGCATCAGGATCAAAACCTGCCGGCCCGACCTGTCGGTTGAGCGCCCGCGAGAGCATTGCGATCTGCTTATCAACCTCAGCCAGATTTTTTTCGATCTCTTTAATCCTTCGATCGAACTCCTGCGTAACCTCGCGAGAAGCATTCACATGCTCATCTCTTTCCAACCTTACGGGACCAGAACGAGACAAGATCTCTGAGCGAAGCTCTCTCAGCTGATGAAATCGTTTCCGCATCGCTTCGGGTTGATAGATCGAAAGATCCATTACTTAGTCTCCTCATCTCACCTTCGCGAAACCCTCGAAGGTAGATTAAAACTGCATTCCACGCAGCTCCGTGGTCACAAATATCATATGCAATAGGCTCACCGATCGTAGGATCAGAGAGCCTTATCATATACACCCGCTTCTTCTTAGGATGCCATTCAAACCGCATAAGCGCATTCGGAGCACTTATAGTTATGATTGCACCCGGAGGCGGATTGTAAACTTCTACTCCCATCTTAGCTCAACGTCAACACGCCCGCAGTCGGGTCAGCGTCCCAGGTAAAAGCTTCACCGTCTGCCAACGTCACACTCGAACCATAATCCCAAGAAAGGATCAAAGGATCAGCCGGAGACGTCGGCGTATCATTATACAAAACAGTATACCTGAAAGCTCCGATCGTTCCACCAGCTGCAGTAAAGGTGACGTCAGCTAAAACAAGCTTATACGTTCCGCTAGCCTGAGCGGACGAGCTGATCGTAGCTTGCGTCCCGCCAGTAGCGTAGCCATTCCCGGCTGAAATCTGCGTAATATCCCCTAAGATCGAGTTGGTCGCAACAGGTGCTGTATTCGTCAGCGCTACCTTTAACGTATCGCTTCCAAGATTATGCACCCGTTCGGCAAGATCTTCTACGAATTGATTGAACTTAGCGGCTGAGGCCATTAGACCATCCTTTAAAAAAGGGGACAAGTAACGACGACCGCCCTTGTCCCCCTAAGTTCCAGCTCACTTCACAATCGGGGTGTCCCCGCCGTTCGGCTGCTGTACAATAATCACCGATCCAGGTGCCGCAGCCGTAGCAGGAACTCCTACAGCTGTTTGGATTTGCGCCGCAGGTACAACAATAACCTGCGGAGGAGGTGCCGTCGCCGGAGCATCGCCCGGATGCAGAGCATCCAGTGCTGCTTTCAAAGCCTGACCCACGAGCGTATGTGCCCGTGAGATCGGCCAATAATGCCGACGAGGATCGAACCCGCGATGATACATTTATAGCCTCCTAAAAATGGGAGAGGCCAGATGCCTCTCCCTCAACCATCGTAAAATCTTACGACGGAAGCAGAGGTAGCGTAACCCAGCCGAGCCCATCCAGAGAGACGAACCAAGCCGAAGTCTTAGCTGCCATACTCAACGCAGCATCAGCTGTACCATCATTGATCTTCTGCCCACTCGGCGGATAGACCTTAAGAACAGCATTAGCTGCCGTGGAGTTCTTGACAAAGCAAGTATCTCCAGGACCAGACGGAGCTGGAAGAGCTATACCCTTCGTAGCATCTGCACCCACCGCATGGACGATTGCAGAGAAGGGGATAGCAGCTGCATCAGCAGCCGTCGAACCAGCCGCTCCTACAGTAAGGACCGGCCAGCGAGGCATACGGCGGAAATCTTCCACACCCGTATGCAGCCCATAGTCATGACGTTGACGCATCTAAACCTCCTTAGGTCGCTGAATAGTTGACATTGCCGATGTAACCGCAGGTCACACCACCCATGTCAAGCTCGACCGAACAGTCGGTCTGGATAAAGCCCCGACGAAGATCTTCATCCTTGTCCTGAACGTCATCCATCACCTTCGTATCACGACCTTTCATGGTCACGTAGGTGAAAGCGCTCATATCCAACACAAACATAGAGTTCGTGTAATAGCCAGAGAACCGGCTCATAAGCGGATGCGTCTTCAACAGGAGACGACCCTGCGGCATCTGAAGGACACGGAAGTTCATTCCGTAAACCTTCTCGACCCCAGCCCACTGGATCTCAGAGTTCGCGTCTGCCATGATGATCTTATTCAAGGCGTTCAGCGCACCGAAACCACAGAAGGCTGCTCGCTCGTCGCCAGCCTTAGAGCTGTACGAAAATAGCGGGCTCAGCCGGTCGATGAGATCGAACCAGGTCGTACCAGCAGAGTAAACGTACTGGTTAGCCGACGGGATTTGATAGCGCAAACCGGCCATCGTCCGCTTCGGCTTACCGTTCGCCCCAATCACCTCACTCGGCTTACCGAAGAGCATGCTCAGCTCAATACCGCGGGAATGGTCCCACATCTTGCGCTTCTTGTCATTGCTCCACGGCTCACCCGTGCGGGTATTGGTCGCGAGGACAGTACCAGTCAGCTCGTAGCTATCCTTGAAGATCTGAATATAGTTCGTGTACTTCAAGGGATTTCGGCTTACAGCCGAAGGAGCAGCCGAGCCTTCCGCATAGACCGAGCCGATCAACGTCATCTTGGCGTCGTCGGAGATCGCAGCCGGAGTAGAGCCCGCAGCACCACGAGAGACCTGGAACTTCGAGTCGGAGATAACCGAAACGACCTCAACCAGTTCGTTCGCAAACGACGAGCTGTCAGCCGACTCCACCAAAAGAAGGTCACCTTCTTTCAGGTGGCTCGCCGTACCCCACGGCGTTGCTGCATTCGTAGTCGTGGGATCGGTCGAATCTACGGTAATAACCGTATCTGACGAACCCAACGCACCATTGACCTGCAGGCGTACAATATCCTGCGGTTCATCCCACCAGTAGAACTGCGGATCAGTTACCGTTCGCTTCTTGCTCTTAGAGCTAAGAGCGAAAATCGGAGCATCCCCGTTCGGATCGCGAAAGAGAATAAACTCCCGGAAGTCTTTCGGGCGTTCATCCGCCGCAAAATCTCCCGTACCACGTAGACCAAGAACAGCCATAGCTGCAATTACCTTTCAAAAGCCCCACGTTCCTCAGCGTCTACAATCTCGCTGAGAAAGCCCCATTGATTTCCATTAGGAGCTGTTTGCGCAGGTGCACGTCCTCCAGGAGATGCCGGCACAAACGGTGCCTGCCGGACCTGAACGGGTGCGGGTTGCTGTTGTTGCACAGGTGGAGCCGCGCTTGGCGCGGCTGAGCCAGTCGCAACTCTCGCCATTGCTACAAGCATAGGCTTAAATTGCGCATCAGGCATTTGCGGATTCTGCTGACGCAACGCGCCCGCAATCTGCTTAACCGTAGCATCATGCGCCTTCAGATCAGGATATTCCTGATAGAAAGCATCTGCTGCTTGCTGATGCTGACTCTGTACCATTTGCGCACGGGTAATCATCCCCGGCATCTGGCTAGCTACCATCCCCAAGATATTTTGCGCAATATCTGCATGCAAACGCGCTGCCATATTAGCAAAGGTTTGCTTAGCTGAAGCAAGGTCTCCACCCTGAATAGCCTCGATATCCGCATCTGCGAACGTCGGAAGATAGCTCTGTGCAGCCATTCTCACGAAGTTCTCGCGTTGAGCCTCCATACCCTGACGGATCTGTTCTAGCTCGTTACCAGGTACGGGCGCTTGAGGCGTGCCCTGTCCCTGAGCCGCCTGTGGCTGTGCCGAAACTCCAGGCTGAGCTGGCACTTGCACAGGAGCAGCCGGCGCTTGCGGCGGTGCTGCTTGCTGTGGAGTTACCGGAGCAGTTGGAGTTGCCGGAGCAACCGCAGGTGCACCAGGCGTCGGAGCCGCCTGGGGTTCAGCAGGAGCAGCAGGAGCAGCTACAGCCGGAGTGGGCTCTTCCGGCGTAGTTACTGGCTGCTCGAAAGTATCATCTTGAGCATCATCCATATGCTCAAGCATCTCGTCAATCAAACGAAACTCAGGCTCGGCGGGCGGAGCCTCTGGCGTTGTCGGGGCCTGGGCCGATGCGTCCGAAGCTTGCTGGCCTTGCGGAAGTATCTGTGGCTGGCCCGCTGCTGGTGTCGTCGGCTGTGTCGTCGTCCCGGTCATCTTCAAAATCCTTTACGGCGTCAAGGGTCTCTAGCTGGTTATCTACAAGTTCGAGTAAGAACCTCATCCCTGAGACCTCACCTTTTTTGAACTCATGATCCCATTCAGTTTTCATCTCACCTCTTGGCGAGAGCATCACGGCGTCTGTACGGGCTTTGACCTGTGCGTTGGCAACTCGCGTGAGTATGGCCCATCCGGGGCTGTCACGCAACTCTTTCAACGCCCGTATAGCATCACGGGTCGCTTCTGCGTCCATCTCGTCGTCATCTATTTGACTCATATGAGCTTCTCCAGTTCATCTACCATCCAATCCCACGCATTATTGCATACGCTACAGCAAAGTATAAAACTATTGCTGTAACTACTGCACCTATGATTGCACCCAATCCGATAAGTATAAACGTCCACATCATCCTGTTGCTCCCATTCCCGGAATCTGCCCCGGCTCAGGCGAAGTCGCCCCAGCAGGCTGCGGTTTAGCTTGCCCTCGACCTCCTCCACCTCCCGGCTGCATCCCAATTATATTACCCATCATAGCTTGGTTCTGTAAAAACTCCGGGCTTCCGACTTGGATCTTAAACTGGGTTATGTTCTTCAACCCGCCGAGCTGTGCAACAAACTCAAAGATCCTTGACATATCGTACTGCATGAGGATCGGCGGAAACTGTCGGATTTGCGAGAACATCTGCAGCCAGATATTCATCTGCGCATAGCGATCTATCGGCAGCGTTCCATCAATAGGTACGAAGTCGTAAGAGCCCGCAATCATCCCGCTATCGACCTGGACGAACCTAGCTCCGGCTGAGTTCATCAAATCGCCAGCAATCTTAAACTTCTGCTCCGCATCATAATACTGCTGGGTGTTTGCAATCATGATCTGCGTAAGAGGATCGAAGCCAGATACGCTGAAGAACTCGGAGATAGTCTTAAGCCGATTGACGCCAAAAGAAGTAGAAGTTCGAACCTCCGTCGCAGTCTTTCTTCCTCCGGCATTGAGCATCCCCATGATCTGGTCGTTGATACCTACGGTCCGCTCACCAATCCCGAGCATCATTTGCAAGTCACGCAGATGATTCTGCGTTACGTCCTGCACGTTGAACTGAGATACAGCAAGCTTAGGATCACTACCATACGCCGTAGGCTTGAGCCTAACCACCCCGCCGGGCAGAGGACTCAAAAGATCCTTCATCACGACCTTTGACGGATCTACAATCCAGCGGTTATTCAATGCAGCTCTGACATTGAAGAAATGGCTATTAATAAGCCAATCTACCGTCTGCTGAACCGGCTCAAGAATTTCTGGAAAGCCCCGGGTGGTTATACCATAAGCTTCTGGTTCGAGTGACAGAACCGAAAATGGGAACTTACAGTGTAATGCGCCCAGAGGTTGAGCACCCATAAGAATATCGAACGATGAAGTACAGGTAAATACCCACTTCTCAGGGAACTCGGAACTGCCGAGACCCCATTCTTTTGGAATGATCTCGACATGAACTTCGTAGCCTTTAACCAGTGTCGGATGATTGACCTGGAGCGTGGAGATATCATAAGTCTGATACCTAGAGTCGGTAATTTCAGGTCGATCGAGTGCTGAGGAATGTTCATTTCCGCTAAACTGATCCCCAGTATATTTTGATCGGATGAGCTTCGTATTAGTATAGTACCCTTGCTGCTCACGACGAATCACCTCGTTCCAATTAAGCGCGAAGCGCTTAGCTACGTACTCCCCGCTTTGAAAATCCCAGGCAGGATACCTCGTATCCCAGAGGAAGTCTTGCGGCTGCACGTTGCGAAATCTGTTTCCGCTATAGGTTTTGATCTGTGCAGTTTGCTGGATCTTCTGCGGCTGTCCAATCGGCATCCCGGTTAGAGGATCAGTTTGATCCTGCATTCCGATCTGGGTGATAGACTCTATCCTATCTTCCCAATAGATCTCTCCAATACCTATTCCGTACTTTAGTGCGTCGTAGAGCCAGATATAAAGCGGAACCAACACCCGGCCGACGAGCATTTGATAATCTAGAAGAGCCTCAAACGCCTGCACCTGCTGCTCAGTCTCACCATGCCGGCCGGAAAGCTGCTGGATAGGATTCCTACCCATAAAGACACTAGTCAGATAGGTATGGGCTGCCATAAGCACCGCATAGCTATACGGTATCTGTATCGTTGTGTACTCAGGCAGCCCATTATCTCGCTTCTGCTTCCGCAGCTTATCCGCGTCTCGCTCATGGATATAAGCAAGAGCTTTATCTTCCGCCTCCGCCCATTTAGGATTCTTTTCGTTAAGAATCCTTTGCGAAGCATTCACCCGCATCTGGCATTCTTTTAGGATCTTCTTTGCCAGATCACTATCATTAGGTATATTACGTGTCAAGCTCGGCATTACGGTGCGCCCCTATAATCATCCAGGTCCTGATACTGATCTTCCTCAAGTTCAAGCACAGTATCACTTACATTCATACCGCCATTAAGCAGTTCAGTACAACCAACCGCCACGGTCTCTAAGACGTCATCATGGCCGATCTTTCGCACGACTGAAAAATTCGTATATTGTGAAATCAAATCATGTTGATCTCGACGGACATAAAGCTGATTATTACTCGCCACCCCGGTAATGCCGTCTAAGATCTTTTGCGTTTTCGATCTTTTATCTCCTTCTCCAAATGGTTCAAGAAGGATGTATCTGCCTTGTTTTCGCATTTGTTCACGAAGGTACCACACCAATGTTCGCTGGTAAACGACAGACTCCACAAGCGCTTTACGGATGCGCCATTTCTGTGCCAGACGGAAAAACTCATTAGCGGTCCAGTTCGGGTCGTGACCTCTATGAGAGATTGTGTCGAGGACAAATATCTTTCCCTTGTATTTGCCCAGAACTGACATTGCTTCATAGTCACTATCGACGATCCCCTTTTGCAGCGCGATCTCCGTCGGCGGAGGAACTGGATCTATAACCAAGATCGTCCACATTTCCTCCAGCGCCGGCTCAGAATGATCCTCTCCCTCCCCAAAGTACCTCAGCCATTCGTTTTTAAAAGCCGAGTTCTCAGGGCTAGTCAGCTTACATTCTTTTTCCCTAATAAAGATGGATAGGCGATTTCTCGCCGCAGCCGCTCGATATTCGTCCTGCAGCTCTTCAGTAGGTATGCGTTCCGGCCAAGCTGATACGCGAGCTTCGAGCGGAGCGTTTTCGGTTTCTCTGGTCCAGCAGCCGAATCTTCTTGAGACAAAGGTCTTATCCTTGAAAGCCATCTGGCTTATATCGTTGTAGTCCTGCGGGGTATTAAGCATAACCATCTTAGCAAAAGGTGCCTCACTCCTAGGAGCCAAGCTCTCCATGAAAGCACCAAATACCAGATTGATAATCTTCTCCCTCGCCTCCTTAGATGCACTATTCTCGTCATTCATCACGTCGTCTAAGATTATAAGATCAGGGCGAAAGTCATCAAAATTAATACCACGACCAGATGAACTAGTAACACCAACCCCAGTAATCCAAATACTGTTACCATCAATTCCATGACGGATTTCAGCTTCCTCATCAGTCCAAGGTGTCCCGGCTGAGAGCTGGAAGGTTTCGGCAAATAACTTATTCCGGTCGATTTGATTGCGTATCCATCGAATGGATCGCCGGGTGTGCTTTTCGGATGCTCCGACAAATAGGATCGTTTTTGAGATATTATAAGCAATTCGCTTACCGGCATACATACGCAGCTTGCTTGTTTTCGCCCATCCCCGAGACATGAGGATATTAACGAGTCGGTCGGTTCCATCGAGTACACCGTCAATCTCCTTATGCATGGGCGGAGCAGCCTGGCGGGCTGTTTTGGAAAAGAAAGTAGAGTAGAACAGAGAGCTATCGATAGCACCTAATGCTACGATCTCTGCAATATCTACTTTAGATTTTTCAACAATCGTCATCAGAACTCTGTCACATCTTCATAGCGTTTAATCAAGCGCGCCTTGGTAATTTCGAACAGAGATATAAAGGTCCGCATCTCTGCCGGGCTCATATCGTTCAAGACCCTTCCGTAAGCATCGGGGCCGTCGTAGAAGATAAGGAAATTACTAATCTCATTCAGTTCTACCCGTTCACGAAAGCGATCTAGCTTATCAAGAAGATCCTGCCTTGGGTGACGAAAGGTAAGCAGTTGTGCCATTGACGACCTCTTTTGCGTGGGCTTGGATAAGTTTCTTAGCGCGAGAAGTTGCCTTATTAACCCGGTTAGTCCAACCGCGGCCATAGATAGGCCAGTTAGCTAGAGTATGTAACCGGGCTCTTCTATAAGCTTCCATCTTCGTGAGGACCGTGAGCGGATCAGCTTCAGCTACTTTCGCTAACGTCTTAGGTCCGATCTTGCCATCAGGGGCTGCCCCGACAGCTCTTTGCAGCCACTTTGTAGCCGCACCCACGCCGGATAAAAGTGCGGAGTCGAAAGTAAAGTAATCTACGCCTGCGGGGAGGAGATTACAGTTGCACGGGTTCCAATAATGATCTTCATAGATTTTAAAAGCCTGGTCTAGCGTAAGAGCCTTCACATCTTCCGCGGTACCTTTAGCATCTATATAGGCATGATAGTCTCTGAAGTCTATTCCGAACTTTGTCGGACCACCGGGATCATGAGGCTCGTTCGAATATCCACCTTCGTCTTGAGAGATCCAGAGTTTAGCTTGATCTAAAGTCTGCCTCATGGCGTAGTTGCAGGTGGTATAGCACCCGTCCCCTTAAAGATAAGTACGTTCTCCAACCGATCGATGCGCTTAGCTATAGAATCTTGTCTTTCGCCAAGCCTCTGCTCTGAGGCCCGCATCTTCTCGAGATCGACACTTACAAAGGCTTGGTTGACGTAAAGAATCCCTGTCACAGCCAACCCAGCAAGTGCTCCGACCTTTAAGATATTGTCTAAAAGATCGCCAGCCGAAAAGCTCGGCCGGGAGTTAAGTACAGTAAGGCTTGAGGAAAGTTTATGCACATCTTCACTAATGCGATCCAACGTGTTTCGCATCTGCTGATGCCCGTCAGTCAACGCCTGAAGTTGCGATGAATGTTGAGCTAGCAGCACCTCTGCATCTGTATCTTGCATTAAGTTATTCTTCCCGACCATAGGTAGACTCCGAAGAAATCAGTTGGCGTGGCAGCGAAGGCGGGAAGAAGATCGATAATTGTAGCTTTTGGTATCTGAACACCACGGTCGTACGAAGCACAGATCTCGCAAAGATTGATCTCGTAGCCAGGGTATGCCTTAGCTACAATGGGCAGGTACAGTTTCTTCAACTGATGCCAAGCATCGGCGGTATGCTTGAGCTTGATTTCGAAAATAGTAAGTACATTCGAAGAAGAGATATATAAGGCGTCAGGGATAGCAAACTGGTCGAACTGCTTACCTTCAGACCTGAAGCGGAAAGCAGGGTGAAAAACAACCGGCTTTTCCAACTCAGCCGCAAGATGCACTAAAGCCCGGCGTTCATAGCGAAGGCCGAGCTGTTGAGCTACACTTTTCTTTGCATGGGAGGGTTTGGGCTTGAAGTCTATAAGCTCTGCGGAGTAAACCTCTCCAGCTATCCTCGTGCTGTGCGTGGGAGGTGTTACAATCATGAGCCCGACTCCGAGCTTAAGACCTCCGCGTCCACGATTAGATGTGGAGCGATGCTAGCCACCCCGGTTTTTGGCGGTTGGACCGGGGCTGTCTCGGGCGCAGCCAGCTGTTTGGCAGAAGCGCCCACGCCATGTACTTCTGCCATCTTACGGCGCGCATCTTCGAGATTACCCCGGTCCACCACTACGCTAACCCCGACATTGACTGTCGGAGCTGGCGTGTTCTTTAGAGCCCCGAAACCGAGCCTCTTTAAACCTAGATCAGCAACTTCGCGTAGCTCTCCTACGCTGAGTTGGTCGCCTATAGATTCTAGCTTTTTGTTGAGAGCCTCAAGCGCTAGCTCCGTCATCGCATTCATGTTGTCGATGATCGGCTGTAGCTGGGCTTTTTGCTCATTAAAGAGCTTGGCGTAAAATACTTTAAAAGCGTCGGAATTTTTTATAATAGAGATATAGGTCGGAGAGTATCCGAATTTTTTAGCAATCTCAGCGTTGGTCTTTCCTGGGTGCGCGATCATATAGAGCGCAAGTTGCTGATGGAAGTCATTTAGCTTCAGGATTTGAACTGAGTCTGCCATTGGATCTTTCCCGACACACCGGGACCGCTTCGCGGTCCCTGGCTTAGATGAACACCCAGGCTTTGACTGGCCTGGGTGCTTTCTTCCCGTCTAGCCTTAGCCTAGCACGAAACTAGGTCGGCGGGTTGGCAGCATCAGGAGCTGCGGTCGGATCAGCTGCAGGCTGATCGGGTGCAGGAGCTGGTGCAGCATCAACCGGCCCCGGAACAGCGCCAGATGCCGGAGCGGTCGAGTCAGGTGCAGGTTCTGCGGCCGGAGGTACATCCACCGGAGCCGCAACCGTATTCGCCGCGACTGCGGCTGCAAGCTTCGCAGTAGACGAGCCAATGTCATCAGAGAGCCTCTGAAGAACTTCGGGGTCGGCACCGGAAGCAACTGCTGCATCGAGTTTGTCCTTGAAGCCATTGATAAGAACGATCGCCCCGTCGATGACGTCGGATTCGTTCTTGACCTTGGCTACAATATCGTCAAGAGTTGCCATTATTTTCTCCAAGATAGAGAGGATTTTATCGCCGTAAAGCTGAGTATCTTTTCGACCGCCCCCGATTAGAGCTGCTAGCTGTTGAGCGTCTTTGTCCAATAGCTTTCGCCTTTTTCGCTGATTGGGCGCGTGGATAGTATGGTCATATTTGGGAGGGTATGTCTAGCCCGGATGCAACAAGGGCCTTTGTCAAAAATCTTCATCCGGCGACAGAAGTGTCATTAGATTAGACTGGGACCCCCCGCGGCTAGGGGGTCGGACCGGCTGCTTGCTGCATTGCAGCAAGGGCAGCTGAGAGCATGTTGCACTGCAACTCAGAGAGATGCCCTGCGACGTCCTGCCGCACCATAATATATTGCAAGCGGGAGCCGCTTGTGATAGGGTCTCTCTTGTCGCGGGATGCAATTCCGCGTCCCGCATAGCAGGAGTATCCTCTATGACGGACACGTCGAGCGAAGCAGCCACGAGCACGAAGAAAGCCCGCAACGTCGAGAACTTCTATTTCAATGAGAAGGGCGAACGATCTGCCCGTCCCATGCCAGACGTCGTAGGTTTTGGTAAGAAATTTCTTGGTTCAGGTCAAGAGGTGGTCCGCCATCTGGTTGACTTTCATCAGGAAAGCCTAGCACAAGCGGCGGCTTTCGGGCTGCAGCAGGTCGGACAGAATGCTTATGGCGCAGCTACCGACGACGACGAGAGACAGGATATGTTGGAGGCTCGTTGGGAAAGCATCCAGGGAGGTAACTGGAGCGCTGACCGACAGGTAGGGCCGAGGAGTTCGGATCTGGTTGACGCATTTGCGCAAGCGAGAGCTGACCAGGGTAAGGAATCCTCGGATGAGTGGAAAGAAACTATCCGCCAGAAGCTCGAGAGTGGCGAAATCGCTGCGAAAGATCTTCAGGCGAACCCGCTCATTAAGGCCAAGCTGGACGCAATCAAGGCTGCTCGTGCAGCCGAGCGTGCGAAGGCCAGTGCGGCTAAGGCCACCGACAGTGCAGAGCTGCCTGATCTCTAAGCGACAAGGACCTGGGGCGCGAAAGCGCCCTGGGTTTTTTTGCGCGCCAGTGCCGGGAAGATGGAAAGTAAGCACTGCTAGGAACAGCTGAAGGCTGCTCGGCTGCATAAAAAGGGCCTGACTTTTTTCGCAAAACTTAGCCCTCTTTGAAAAAATCCTATCTACTTTCAAAGATCTTACCAGTGCCGAAGCGGCTTAATGACAGCAAGCGCTTTTTGGGCAAGAAAGCAAGAGAACACAAAGCAAGCTACAACACAAGGGGACGGCCGTTTGCACCCCTACCCGAGCTAACCCCAGAGGTACCGAGGTTTGTGCGTGGCCTCTCAAACCCCCCCCC